ATACTGTTGTAGCCAATTTATCCTCCTAGGATTGTCTTAATTATTATAACATAATGGTATTATCACTACAAATAGAAAGGCCCCCAAATTAATGGGGGCCTCTATAATTTAAACTAATTAAATTTATGCTACCAATACACGGTCAATAATCTTGCCGTATTCTGAGCCAGAGTAGTTAGCATCTGGTAGAAGACGGAATGTTACTGGGAATGTGGTTGGAGTTGTACGTGCAAGTGAGAATTGTGACTGTTGTACAGACAATACTCGACGAGCATAATATACACGCTCTGATGCTGTTGAGCTAGCTGTTGGAGCTAGACCTACTGCAATTAATTGACGCTCTGTTGGAGCTGCACCAAGTGCACCTGCTTCTAAGCCAAGTACATCTTTCTTTGTGTCTGCAGATCCTGATGTTGATAGTGATGATGCTGATTGTCCGAATACTGCTACAATGTTTTCTAGAGTACCTTCTGACATTTCTGTTGCAATCATAACCTCCATTGCAGATTTAAACAGCTTAGCTGTATCAAGCAACTGATCTACAGTTACTGAATCATATGTTGGGTTGTATGTGATTTGAAGACCGTTGTTAGTAAAACCAACGTTACGATATCCAAACTTACCTGCTTCTTGATTCACTGCATTTAGTGAAGTTGTGTATGATACACCTGTTGAAAAAGCTGGGATTGCTACATTGCCTGAACCTCCTGCAATTGCTACACCTGCTTCTGCGTTAGCGATATAATCTGAGTCGTTTACGTCAATTGTTGATAAAAACAGTGGTGACGCACCAACTAGAATATTTTTTGCATTACCTACGGATTGTGCCATAGTTTTGTTTCCTCCTATATTTCAATATATATATATATTTAAATCTTAAATTCAAGCTGGCTAGGCTTCTTTCCTCATGTCCTATAATACGGCATAATGAGGTCTAAAGCAATTTAAAGGAATCGACCAGTTTGGTCTGTTATTCTTGAATATTTAGCCTCTAAAATAATGTCTGTTGACAGGAATCCTTTTAGCTCTTCAGATGGTTCGGTAGGGGATATATCGGCTATAAAAATACTATGGAATTTAAACTTGTTATTTAGGGACTCAAACCTATTTACATCTTTTGCAGAGTCATCCATTCTCCTAAATAGGTCGGTCATAAAATTTCTTATTTCATTAATTTCTGAGACATCTGTGGAGTAAACTGTAAAGAGAATTTGCTCACAGCATATTAGCCAGTTGTCCTCGTATGAAAGACCAATCTTGTCATAAATTATATGCTTTTTTCCACTCAAGAATTGGTTCATTTCTGGAGATTGTTGGACTGGAATAATAGGGACTATTGCACTTCCTACGTTATCGCTATAATAATCATCCTCATCAAATATCTTTGCCTCTAATAGTTCTGCCCATAAGAATTTTCTTATTTCTAGCATAGCGTCTAATTTAAAATTGGCTGTCATATCATTGACGCTCCAAATGCTTTTTCTGATGCTGCGTCCGCCATTGATCTAATTAAATTTGGAGAAAATGAGTACTTAACTGTTCTGATTGTGGCTGGAATTCTTAGAGCCCTTAGTGACTCTGAATTAAATAGTTCTTTAAATCCAGATTTTTTAATAGAACTATTTACCAATTCCCCACTAAAGAATCTTGAATATTGTAATTTAAATTGATTCATTACACTAGTTCCTCCTGGCCTTTTAACGGTCACTGAGGCACCTTTAGGCATAAACACTGTATTACCATCAACTTCAAATACTAACCTCTCAGAATGGCGTGGAGCAATTTTAAGGGGCATGCCAGCTTCCATGATAGAAGCTTTTGCTGCAAATACATGTCTACGTTTACTATTTGATGCTGGGACTAATGACTTAGACATAAGGAATTCAAAATCAATTTTAAACGATATTCCTTCAGAATCTATAGATGTTAACTTAAATAATCTAGCATTCTTATTTCCAGACTTTTTCCATTCATATACATGGTGAAATGATTTAGGCTTTGTTCTTGCCTGAGCATCTATATAATTTCCAAAATCTTTTTCTATTTGAGTAAATACTATTTTTTTAAAAGAATTTTTAAACTTTTTGCTATTGCTTAGTTTGGCAATTACATTAGCTTGGTAATATAAGGCTGCTGATATTTGCGCCACATTACTATCATTAATAGCCCCCTTTGGATTTTTATTATACATTAATCTTTCAAGACCAGAAGCAGCCTGGAGAAGCATTGCGTTAGATTCCAATTTGCTGGTTCTCCGATCTCTTTAATGTTGAGTTGTATGCTAAAACTTGTCCAAATGGATCTGTTATAGGGGTCGTTCCAATTATTTCAAAAACAGTTGGGGTATCAGATGGATAGTTTAATTCTGTCCAAATTGCTTCTTCATTGCTATCTCTAATATTAGTAATTTTTTCTCTAGCCGTAAGTCTTTCTGAGGTGCGTACTTGAATTACCTGCTCGTTGTTATATTTATTACTAAATATCTGTTTGTCCCCAGATCTTGTCGTTGCAGAGTTTGTTATTACTCCTTTTGCATGACAATCTAATGTTTTATAATAATTCCATTCTTTTATTATAGCCCCAGTATCTGGGTTTTGTACATCCAATTGTTTATATATATCCATTTTCATGGATAGCACTGCTTCCATGATATCGATCATTAGATAAGCACCATGTTTGTTATAACATACGGGGCAAGTAATTTATCTACATATGCAGAGCCAGTTCCAGAAAATGCATTACTTGAGTATTCAAAGTCCCAGTCAAATGTTGAAACGCTCTTTAAGTATCTATCTGTCCACATTCTATCTTTTGCAAAATATTGTCCAATTAATTGAACTGCTGCTTGCTCAACTTCATCTGGGACAGATTCCCAACCAAATGTTCCAACTACTCTATACCTAACGTTTTTTCTAAAAGCTTGTCCTGTGTACAAATCATTAATTGATGGCGGTATCATTCCATTTGCTACATATACAGTATTGTCAATAAGTTCAGTTCTATCTAGTCTAATACCAAATCCAGTTTCTGATATTACTGGTGTGTATCCCCAGTTATTTACTTGAGGGCTAGATAAGTTATCAATTAACAAAAAGTCGTCTGCATATAATTTGTGTATTTGATTTATTTTATGAGGCATAGGAAGAATGTCTGATCCATTACCGTATATTACTTCTTCTTCTTGATATAAATAAAAATTCTGCCCAGTAAAATCTTCTATTATTTTACGAGCATATTTTTCTGCCATGGACAGATCATGATAATTTTTATACTTAGGATCGGATGGATCGCTTCCAATTTTTAAATCATCTATTGCTTCGGCAAAGCTACAATATGGAGTTACAATATCTAAATAGGTTGCATGTTCTCCATTTAATCCGCCAATATTGTAACTCCATATAATTTTAAATTTTCTATTCCTAGATGTATAAAATGTAGACAGTGATACTTGATACGTTCCAATATCAGATTCTACTTTATCAGCAGTGCTTGTAGAAATTACTGTTGTTGGGCTTATAGATGGACTAATAGTAATATCATTAGTTATGTCATAAATTCTAGCCGTAACTAAATCGTCATCAGCATCAACTATTTCATTATTCCAGAATATCTTAGTTTTTACTGGTGTTACCGTATCTTTGTATATCTCTGCCATATTAAAGGCTTAGATTAGTTATAGAAGTCTTGAACTTCCTTTGGTGTGGCTAATCTAAAACCTTCCTCCCTATCAAAAATTTCTTGAGCTTGTTCCTCAGACATTGCTACAAATGGGTGTGTACTTGTAAATGTAAATCCCATAGCATCGTATCTATGATTTGCTCTTTCCATTCTAACTAAAACTGAATCTTTATCTTGACTCTTTTTAGCATCAAATCTTGGTAAAACTTCAATCTCTTCTTTATTGTCGTCTATATCTTTAATAGTCTTTTGATATATTGACCATGTCACGCCCTCTTCAGCTAATGATGCAATAATATCGTTCTTGCTTTTTAGTGTTTGTATATCTACGCCAAAGTCTTCGGCTATTTTTTTTATCTCAGATAGTTTTAATGTCTCAAATGACATATATTCTCCTTAGTCTAGTTATTTAATTATATCATTACTAAATTCAAATGAAAAGCCCCCAAGATTAATTGGGGGCTTTTATTTAGACTAATTCCTAATTAGGAAGCAATCTTAACGTTCTTTACTACTACCCAAGCGTCTGCTTGCTCAATTTGAACGCCAACACGAGTATACATTGTGTACTCGATTGAGTCCTTCTTTGGCCAGAAGAATCGGTATACAGTTACATCACGCTTGATACCAATAACTACGTTATTTGGGAATGTCAAGTGGACGTCACCGTGTGATCCTGTTGCTCCTGAGTATGAGCCAGTTTGTGTCTCGCTTAATAGCGGAACTTCAACAATTGGAATACCAAATGCGAAAGGTGCTACGTATCCTGCTGGACCGCCTAGTGGCTGTACGCCTCCACGGATAACGCTTGAAGCGATATCTTGTGGGTTAGCTGATCCATCTGCACCAAGTAATGATGCTGAGTATAA